TTCTTCTCTTGTAAACATAGTCGAAATGTCTTTTCCTTTACTCACTCACTTCACTTCCTCTCAGCATCAGGCTCAAAGTGTTATATCCCGGGCAAGTCCTGACTCCGTTTTCTGGTATCTCTTAACAATGCACAATATGGATATAATGCTATGACCTCATAGATGTGCTCTGTGGTGTCTTCTCCACGCTGGTCGATGTATTTGAAACACTTTCCCGGTCTGAGGAAGTACCTTGCACATACATACTCTTTTGTTCCGAATCTTACGCTTGCACTGCTCATTTATGTTCCTCCTGTAATAATTCTTTATTGTCGAAGATATTGCCAACTACTTCAAAATGTTCCAGATCAAACTTATCAAGATACTCCCTATCCGTGCTACCAGTTTCGTGCGCTACCCATCCTGCCATGCCCCATTGAATAGCTTCATATGTCACATCTTCCGGGTAAGATTCGTCCAAGTGTGCCATTAAAATGTCATTTTCCCAAATTTTCTTCCCGTTCTTGTCACAAAGTCCTGTGAACTGGCAGAGGGTTTCTATATCAATTATATTGGTATATACTGTAAACAGATCTGAATCCTTCCGATAAAAAATAATGTCCTTCCCCCCTATGTGATATTGATCTCTTAGGTAATATCCCTCAACCCATTTTCCATCATAAACGCTCTTTGCCTTGAAAAGAATTTCTCTCATATCACACCTCCTTCGGTTTTTCGCACCGCTCAAACTCGATCACCCAGACCCACGGGTTCGCATTCCAGCCGTAGCGATCAAGGTCTGATTTCTTAATGGTGGAATCCCAAATTTTAGCGAATCTTTCTATCGCTGTACGCCACATTTTTTCTTCCCAACCAACGTTTTTTCCATTCTTCCAATTTGCTCCCTCTGCTTTTGCGCCATCTTCTGTGATATTCTGTAACCGCTCCACGCTCACATTCGTAACCTTCAGCCAGATACGAGCAGCTTTTTTCGGCATGTGGATTGATGGTTTCCACGGCTCTTCTGCGTCTTCAGAATTTGCAATGCTAGCCTTATATCCATAGTGTTCTTCCAGATGGCACCCTTCACCTTTTCCAACCCGCTTTGTATATCTGTGCCAAGTCTCACGAACATACAGGATATCTTCCGGCTGATATGGCGATCTTCTTTCCGGCTCCAACGGATAACCACATCTTGCACAGTATACGTTCTCTGCCAGGTTATCATATATGTATTCGTTGTGAACATATTTGCAATTCGGGCACTCTTCCCATTGCGGTTTTACAATTCTTCTGGTACAGCTTTTTCTTCCGTCCAGAATTGCTCGAACCATTTGGGTGTTGAATAAAATCGGTTTAGTTGCCATCTACTCCACCGCCTTTCACAATTTCTATCGCCCTGCTCAGTCCAGCATTGTATCCTTGATGCACATCAGATAAGATACATTCTGATTCAATGAATTTGTCTCTTTTCAATTCGTTGATAACCTTGTCCACATCAAAAGCTGTCGGCTGCTCGTCCACAATATGTATATATCTGTCTATAATCTTCTGTATTGGTTCTCCTAAGATATTTTGAAGCAGTATATCTTTTTTTAATTTATCTGTGTCGATTAACCTCATTCCTCATCCCTCCTTGTATGGTTCTGGAAGTGGTCGCCATGCCGTAATATCAATCCAATCATAATTGCTATCAAGATAATATTCATCACAATCAATAAAGCTTGTATCTTGCCATGTTGTTTCTCCGTTAGTAACCAATATTTCTTGTCCGTCATCTGGCATTTTGCAGTCAAGCATATACTGTATATCAGTTGATATGGATTCTTCCGCACGTTCTTTTTCTGATATCTGATGATATTTTACCGGAATCCAGCCATTTTCTTTCTCGTCCTGTTCAAAATCATTCAGAAGAGTATTCACAATATCCAGCGCACTCCCTGGAAGCCCATGCTTATACTGTGATTTCTTTTCTATCTCAGTTTTGTACTGCTCTAATCTGGTTCGTACTCTGCTCATACCTCCACCTCGCTATCCGCTGGCATCTGAAAGACCATATTCTTTTTAAAACTTTTTACAAGTTCTTTGAAACCATTGACGTGAATATCGTTTGATTCTACAATTGCTCGATGTCCTGTAAATCCTGTTAAAAAAGTACGAGTAATTTTATATTCTTCATAGGCTTCCTGAATCATGTCCAGTACCTTCATGGCTTTTTCTTTTGTGGAATATCTTCCTAAAATAAAATATCCTCCACTTCTCTGTGTATCCTGCAAACTCCAACATATAACATTCAATGAATCTGATAGTTTTAGATTAACTACAATGTTTTCAAACTTTACCAATGCTGTTTTATCTTGACTTCTAATTAGCATTCCGTGTCCTCCTGTTTCTTAAAATCCATCTTCAAATCATAAACAAACTGGCAAAGTTTCTCTGCGATTTCATCTGCATTTTCTACATTCGCAAGTTGTCTGACATACTGCTTACCACATATAACGCAAGTCAACTTTCTGATTGTTTCCCAGACTTGCCACGAGATAATAGATGAATCAAAAGCATCCATCATCAGAGAACTTCTTCTGTTCCCATTCTCATCTCTAAACCACTTTTCTCTCGGTAATTTTAATGTGGTTGCAACATCTTCTCTGGTAAGGCAACCTTTGTATTTTTCGTCAATACGTTTTTCCAACTCGTCCAGAAGTTCCTTCTTTTCCTGCTCTGTCATTGCGTCCTCACTTTCCATATCTTCTCAAAATTTCTGCAACTGCATTAATATGCTCTGACAGTGTATCTAAATCTTCATCTTTGATTGTTTTCAGCCCACGTCTCGACTTAAAATCTTCAATAGCATATACGCCTTCTTTGATTTCCTTAAATTTCTTTGCCATTTCACTTTCTTTTATGGCATCGGAATCATATTTATAAAACACTTCATTTTTATCGTGCTCCCCAAACTTGTCGGTTTCAATTTTAGTTCGTTTAGGAGTTATACGAATAATCTTTGCGGGATACACCATGACGTGTCTAAACCCTGCTCCATATCCACTCCACACTTCTCTTGCAATTCCAACTACATCTCCGACTTTTAAATTATCTTTACTTATCGGATTTAATTTTTCCATTTCCATCCTCGCTTTCCCCATGTAAGCAACTGACACGCTATTGTGCAGTCCTCCATGATTTCTCAATATTCAATAAAATCAGATAATTCCATCTGACCAACTATATTATTGTCTTGCATCCACCATAGATATACTTCTTCGCCACAACTCCACTTCACATCTTTTCCGCGCTGCTTGCGTTCCTCAATCATTCTGTCAAAAGCACGTATATAGGCTTGCTTGTATTTTGGGAAATCATACATTTCCTTTTCCCTCTGCTTCTTCGATGCAAGCGGACAGCCTAAGCAACCTAACCTATTATATCCGCATTGGTACAGCTCACATACCTGAATATCTTTTTCACCAATGAACTGCCAGATATTTTGATCTGTCCAGTCAATAATTGGATTAACTACTGTCTTTGCTTTCATCTGGCAATTTTCAAATAATCTTCTAGTACAATCATTATCGGTTATAAGCATTTTCTCATCAGAAACACCGATGCTTTTGCTTGCTGTCTGTCCTAATACTTCAAATGGACTTCTGTTGCTTCGCTTTCTACTCTCAGCCCATCTAACGCCTGTTGCAATCATTCTGTTAGGATTCCCACCTTCTTTCAGTTCTGAACAGCAATACCGAACAATTCTGGTAGGTGGCATTAGTTTTCTTGGAATAAGATTCCACATTGTAAGACGGTTGCCGTTTTCCTGCACATGATAATCAATCTCGCATTTGATGCCTTTGTCCGTCAATTCAGAAAACGTATTCTTGATATGCCTTACTGTCTGCGGTGCATCAACAGTGGTATGTGAGTTATGTACTTCAAATGGGATTCCAGACATTCTGAATAGTTCAAGAAGCACATCTGAATCCTTTCCGCCGGAATACTCACATACAAGTGGTTTGTTATAATGTTTCAACGAGAGATCAGATGCAAGTCGGATTCTTTCAATTGCTTTTTGTTCTAAATCCATAATATTTACACTCCAAATCTTCTGACCAATTCTTATACACCAGTTTCTACCTTTGAATAACTCAATCTATACGCCCTCTGCTCTGTTGGATCTTCGCTAACAAGCAATCCGTTATCTAAAAGCAAATTAAAGTGTTTTCTGGCAGTAGCCATTGAAATATCTAATCCATCTGCAATATTTCTTGTAGACGGCATATAGTGGTGCTTGCGGTAATATTTCAGGATAAAATGATATACCGCTTTATACATCTCCTGTCCCTCTTTGTGTTTGCGCTCTGTATTGTATTTTCCCATCAATAACACCTCACTTAATCGTTAATGTGGAATCTCAAAGATTGTAAATGTATCAAGTGTCATTTCTTTAATCTTCTGCGCTGCTTTATCCAGGTCCTTACTGGCTAAAGAGGTATGCACTCCTGTAATGCCTCGAAATTTTATTTCCCTCTCAAGTGCTTCTATACCGCCATCTCTAACGATTCTGAGCGCCAAACCAAGACCATCCTCTCTTCCTCGCTCATACTCCTTCATTTTGTTCATTGGTTTATCCTCATTTCTCTCTGCTTGGAATCCAAGAGACTCTCTAAGGCATTTATGCAATCTTGGATAAACTTTTTATCGTGTTTATCCGTGCAAATACCATTAATCTCCCCAAGCCAAATTAATTTATCAGAAGCTTGCTTGGAATATTCATCTGTAATCTCTACTGAATAGAATTCTTTTATAGCTTTCCAGTATTCTGTTAGAAACTTTTGTATGATAGGAATATCTTTTGCTTCTACTTTCATCCTCCATCTCCTTTATATGTAACCTATTTAAAAAAATCGGTTTCATTTGGGTTACAAAAAAATCCAGTGTTTATGCAGGTTTGAGGCGTTTGCAACCGTGTAACCGTGTAACTCACACATTTCCTATATAGGAGAAAAAAATAATTTCATTCTCATATTTTTATTTTTCTCTCTATATATATACGTTCTGAAAAGTTACAAGGTTACTCGGTTACAAAATTAATCGAATACCGGATCCGATATCTGGAACAAACTCGCCTTTTTTTGCTCTTCCAGGTATCCATCAAGATCATTTACCACTTTCAAACAGCAAAACTTTTTCGGATTCCTGCTTTCTGACTCTCTTTTCAGGACGTTACCGTACTTATTGTTGGAAATAATAAGCCCCATTTTCATGCCCCATGAAAGAAACGCTTTTTTTGAATATCCGCCATTTTTGCAGATGTTATTGAGCGCAGTGGGATAGAAATACACTAACCGGTTCATTTCTCCATCTTTTTCAATAGGATCTCCCCATTTTTCACAAGGTGTATCAACGTCAAAACGCTGCTCATTCATAGAAATCATATCCACCAGGTACTCATAACAACGTTCATTCGGGGATACATCCGATACATCAGCAAGCGTGTTTTTGGCATCTTGTATATCAATATACTGCATGTCCTTGAAAAGCATATCTGTGGCGATTCTATCCGCAGTCAGAACAATTGATAAGGAAAGTAGCTGCTTATCCGTTTTATCGTCTGATGCGATTTTTTTCAAAATCTCTTGCTGGATATTTTTGATCTTATCAACACTCATTTCTTCCAGTGCCGCCACGAAGTCTTTCCCGGCAAAGCCATAGTTTTTTTTTAGAATATCAATGGTATTTTGCGGATTGTCGAACAGCTTATCATGCGTGCATTCTACTTCAAGGATACGGTTTACAGCGCCGCCCTGGTTCACGTAGGACTGCAATGGATACTCACCGTTTGTGAGGATACACAACTTCCACACGCTTTCTCTTGTCAACCCAAGTTCTTTGTTGGATCTGGTTTTTCCTTGGCCGGAACATAGATCATAAACGATTCGTTCAAAGTTTTCCTCAATCTTCTTATCCTTCTGGCTTGTATCATCAAGGATAAGGGGAAGATTATTAAGCATGTCAGCTTTTACTTCCAGGCCCACATCCGAACTCTTGAAGTTGCCTATATACTTGTTTTCGGACGGATCCGCCCATACTGAAGCGGCCAGCATGTGGGTAACAGACTTTCCGTTTCCGGTAAGACCCCATAAGTCGGTGAAAAATGGAAGCGCATCCAGTGGCTTAATCAGAACACTGGCGAAAGACGCTGCCAGCATAAACTTAATTTCAAATTTATCCTGCTGCCTGATCTTTTTTACATGCTCATACCAAGTTTCCCTATCTCCTTTTACCCGAATGGCTTCAAAAAGCTGCCTGAACTTCGCATCCCCATCGAATATGATTTCCTCGCTGTATGGCAAGAAACCGTCTCCAATCCATCCAAGCTTTCCAGACGAATATTGTATTTCTATGTACTCATCGTTCAGGTTTTCCACGTCCGATAAGTACCTTACAAGGTGCTTGGCAGTTTCTGATGTTACAGCTATCCCATTCTTGGATAACCCTACAATCTTGGATGCAGTTGCTACGACATCTTTTGGAACAATAATCTCTTGCCATCTATTGTTACGTTTAAAGGCAATTTTTATCTGTTCTTCACCTGTCTGAATATTTTTCAGGCGTTCAACCGGCAATATAGGGTGATAGCAGGCCCTAACATCTGTTATTCCAGTAGTAGAATTCCAAGTGCAAATTCCATCATCTGCTGCAATCCAGTTTCCGCAGGCCATTCTATCGTAGGGACTATCCGTGAAGTTCGTATAGTGCTCTACAAGGCTGGCTTCTTTTGATTGCCTCCGGATATCTTCCTGTTCTTGCCTTTTTATATCTTTTTGCACTTTTTTGTATGCGTTTACCACGCTTGTAAACTCCGTTTTACACCTCAATTCAGATGCTCGAAGCGCAAGGCTGGCCAACAGTTCAGCCCTGTAAATCTCATCCTCCTGATTGAACACCTCATCCAGCACTTCCCGAGACATGATGGATTTCGAATCCAACTTGTTTAAAGGAACCATCTATATCACCTCTTTTCTAATACGGTATACCATTCAATTCTCCATGCAGGTACAGTGCTTTTTGAAGTGCATTCCATGCCTCACACCATCTGTCAGAAGGAGGACTCCATCGCTCGATTTCTGCCCGATAAAAGTCAATATCAGACAAGCATTCTTGCAACTCAGCCTTTTTCTTCCGTTCTTCCTTTTGCCTCATTTCCATCTGCTTCTGATGGTGATATATAGATATTCTGGAAGAGAAATTTGGCTTTTGGTAAGTTCCTCCAAGTATGGTAAAAGCTGTCTTAAAATCGCAATTATCCATGTTCTGAACGAATGTAAATATGTCACCTGTTGCACCACAACCGAAACAATAATAGCTGTCTTTGTAGATTTTCATGGATGCGGTACGGTCACTGTTATGAAAGGGACACTGTATGAATCCGGCTCTGTTTGGAACCATGCCATATCTATTCAGGACATCTCTCATACTGTTCTGCTGCTTAATTTCTTCTTTCGTCATGTCAGCAACTCCACGATTCGCCGTCCAGTCTCTTCTTTTGTACAGAATTCAAATCGAACACCGTATTTATCTCTGATTGTGCATAGAGATTTATATAACTGGCAGCCATCAACAGCCTTATCAGAAATTACAGTCTTTACTCTATTACCGTTTACTGTCTTCCAGATGACTTTGTGTTTTCTTGGATTCTCCCAAAAATACACATCACCAACTGATTTAATATCTGGCCCATGCTCACATAGGATAATCAACTGAATACCTGCTTCACGCGCTCTGATAAGCTCTGCTTTGAATCTTTCGTGTTGCTGGCAGACATCGCTTATAAGCTCTTGAAGTGAAAATTTTGTGTCTATACAGATGCTTTGGTCAGTTGGCAAGGTGTAATCCCCTACCCAAAGCTTTGTTCGTTTAACCACTATTCCATGATTCTCAAAATACTCATGTTTTAATTTATGTTTCCTTATCTGCTGTCTGGTATCTTCCAGAATTATCATCTTCATACCTCCATAAAAATCCTTTACATGATTTCTGTTTCCCAGAACAAACGCTTCCAATATTTTGCGAAAAAGCACCAACAGATTCTGCTGCTTCTTTAACAGAATTAAATTTATTCAATTCTGTTCCGTTCAAATCCATTTGTATAACTGAACGCTTTAACGCCGCATCTGACATTCTCTTTATTCTCTCTGCTGAAAGTTTTCTTCCTACTGCTTTTTGACTTATTTTCCTCTTTGTTTCTTCTGAATGATGCTTTCCGAACATAGGATTGTTTTTTCCGCACATATTTCTTTGTTTCACTGCGTTCATGTAAATTTTTCTTGATTCTGGATTTTTCCAACGTTCTTTCATATTTTTTGAAAATAATTCTTTGGTTTCTTTCGTGTGGATTTTATCGCCTTTATGTTTGCTTGGTCTATGTGTGCCAAGATTTGATTGTCTTAATGCTTCAATATGGCTTTCCGAGAGTTTTCTTCCAGCGCAATATGTATTACCTGACATTCTTTCTTTTAAATTGCTTAAAAACTGTTCGGAATGTTCTCCGAAATGCTGTCCTCCGTCTTTTGTGTTATATCCATACAGAGTATCTTGCGTACTATATTTTTCTATCAACGCTTTTTCGATTTCCATAGCCATATCTTCTTTTAGATTTGATACCAAAACTATGTGTTTTATATTATCCCAACCATATTTTAATATCGCTTCATACATTGCTTTTTGGTTGCGATATCCTCCACCGCTACGCCATCTTTTTTTAGGTTCCTGTCTCGTTGCTCCAATATACAGTTTTCCATTTGGGAAAACATGAACATATACCGAATAATTCATATTCTCATTCCTGTTAATTGAACGGAAGTTCTTCATCAATTCCATCCGGAATACTCATAAAATCAGTTCCTGCCGGATTTGCCCCCATGATAGCTTCTTCTTTTAGATGATCGTCATACGCTTTTGTTGTACGCTCTTCTGGGATATCTGCATCTTTGATTCCTTCAATACTGCGGAACCATGCAAGCTTGTGGCGTTTCACTTCTTTATTGTCGTACCAGTCTTTTTCCAGGCGAAAGATGCCGCCGATCAACTTGCCTTTGAACTGCTGCCCGAAATTGTCACCCCACTTAACAGCAAATCCCGGATTTGACTTTTCTACGCATGTGATAAATGTTTTAAGATTGCGGACACCATACTCTACACTATCATCAATGACCATGTAGTTTGTGCCTGCATTCGGGTATTTCTTATCTGGGCGAATATCGTTCTCAAACTGCTTCATAAAATATCCAGCCTGTTCGTCACCTTCTGCAAAATCAAACAAGATAACGAGCATATCAAGTCCACCCTGGGATTTTTTCTCTGATACCTGCTTAATTACCATCTTGTGACCGCCGAGCGAAATCGGTTCAAATTCTCCTGCTGCCTGTGTTGTATCGTAATTCTGCGGTTTTAACATTTTGATTCCTCCTTAAAACAAATTATTTTTTTGATGCAATCTGACGGAACAATTTCTGTCTTATCGCAAAATACGATTGTCGTTCCGTTATTGTCTGCTTTTACAATGTTGATAAGTGATGAATTATCCGTATCTCCCATAAATGCCGGGAGATAAAACAAATGATATTCTCTTACGTCTCCATATTTTTCCGACACATAGTGAACGGAATTATTAATCTTTGAAACTATAGAGTTTAAATTTGAGCGGGTTTTTGGTTCAATTTTAATCAAATGTTCAAAAGAGCATTCCCCTTTGTATTCATCAATGATTGTATTTAATTCTATTGCATATTTAAAACAATAGTTAATTACTTCCGCCATCTTCATTTCCTCCTAATTCATAATAATCTCTGATAACCTTGTCAACTTCTGCAAGGTCGTTATCAATAGTTAAACTGTCAAACATCCCGATCGGGGACTTGCTTACCGCTCCCTGGCTGGACTGAGTGACAAATAAATGTTTTCCACTTTCTTCGATGCAGCGGAGAACTATTGTAAACATGCCCTCTACGCAAACTTTTTCATCCAAAAGCTTTCCTATTGTCTTTGGCTTTACGTCTCCAGAATCATCCTTATCTTCGTGCATCATAAGATATACGACTTTGCTTTCCGGAACCTTTGTCACAATGAACTGAATCAGATTCCAGAAATAATCACCAATGTCATTGTAAAGTGAAAATACTGCATTACCTTTTCCAGCAGAAGCGTGTCCTCTCATAAAGTGGTTGGTGATAAGATATCCAGCATCATCAATCACAATAGAATCAGCTTTTGATGCAATCAGGCACTTCATTACCTGCTGGTAATCATCTGTAAACCATCCGTCAATTTTCCCCTTGAATGGAAGTGGCTTGTTTAATACTCTGATAAGGTTCCAGTTTTTGTTTTGACAGTTTCTAAGACTAGTACTTTTGCCAGAACCAGATTTTCCTATAATTAATACGGGTGTTGCGATAAGTCATTCCTCCTTGTCATAAACTACATGCTTGCTGCCCTCAACGATCAGCAAACTTGCAATATCTTTCATTGATAAGGTCGATTCGTTATAGATTTCAACCAGTGCATTGTAAGCACCTGTTGATACTTTCACGACCGGGTTGTCCTTATCGGTTGCCGGCTGCTTCTTTCTTGCCGGAATACGGATTTCAAAATCACTCACTGATACTTTCCTCCTTATACGATTTCTGAGCCGTTAAAAGCCCATTTAAGGCCTGTACGTAGCTCGCTAATGTTCTCGCCTTGTATGATTCCTCTATCGGATTATCCGGCACAATAGCAAGCTGGGTGTCAATCAATCTAACAATCTCATTAATGCGTTCTTCCATGTTTACACCGCCTTAAAAAAGCAATACAGGTTGTCTGATCTGTCGCCCTCTCCTGGAACAATCTTTCCATCTTCCTTTCGGTCTCCAGCGTGATATTCGATTCTGTCCAGGTACATGTCCGCATTTTCATAATCAAGGATATTGTCTCCTCGACTCTGCATTTCCCGGAGAAGATCATTGATTACCTGGGCCAGGGTGAGTGTAGGTAGCATTCTGAGCATTGATGTCTCATACATCATTAGCATTCACCTCTTCTTCAAGAAGTCTAAGCATGTGAGTTTTAGCTTTTTCAAACTGTCTACGATTAAATTTTTCTTGCGCGTCACTTAATAAGAGCGTGTATAATCCATCATATCCATGATCATTTTCAAAACCTCTATCCATGATATAGATGTTAACAGATCCAGTTCCAGTGCTAATATCAATGGATAAATAAGCAGGTGTTTCATTATAAATACGTTCTCCTAGATCGATAATCTCCTTAATCATTTTCCACAACATTTCCATTCTCCTTTCTCAAAGCAGTGCTAAATACGTAAACAGTGCAAATACAATACCTGCCAGGATCTGCTGCAAGTTCTTCTCCCACATCCACACCGGAAGAAAAGTAAGCAGAATCCCAATAATCGCACTGACTACGATATCCTTTCTGTTCTGTCTAGGTGATTTCATTCTTTTCCCTCCAAAAAGAAAAAGATTACAGACTGTAAGCAATATACCAAAAGATATTAGTAATGATTAACAGTGCGGCAGTCAAAAGCCATGCACTGAACCACTTCTTAGTCTCTCTCTTTGCTTTTCTTACGATTTCGGTAGCTAGCATTGTTTCCAAATCGTTCCATGTAATCTTTTCATTGTTTGTTGCATTTTTTTTATTTTCCATGTTATTTTCCTCTCGCTTATATTGACTTTTTAGCGGATAGAGGATTATAATTTACCTGTATCCACTAAGGTTGGTTTAGTGGCTTACTGCTCCGGGGTGGAGGTGTCGACTCCCTCCGGGGCGCTTATGCCAAATTTGCTTCTTTTCTTCTGTAATAGTCCAAGATAATTTTTGAGCATTCATCGACAATCCTTTGATTGTCCTCAGCTGTGTTATCTTTGCAGTAATCATCATGTATTCTGATTACCCCAGACCCCATTTTGATTGTTTTGATTACTGCCATTGCAATTCCCCCTTCTACGATAGATTATGATGCTTCTTCTATTTTGCTTCTTCTGCAAAATGTTTCTCCATGAGATCGGCAATCATCAAGTATTCTTCGGCGATTTTGCCTTTTCTGGTATTTTTCACCTGTTCGCGGAACTCTGGAATTGTTCCATAGAAGCAGCCGCAAGACACTTTAACTTGTTTGTCCTTACATCTGAAGAATGTAGTTGTGCGGAATTGAGTACCGAATCCATGAATAGTTGCGTAATCTGCATTGTCGAACACCCTTGCATTGCCGAACACCCATGCATTGTCGAACACCTCTGCATTGCCGGACACCTCTGCATTGTAGGACACCCTTGCATTGCCGAACACCTCTGCATTGTAGGACACCCTTGCATTGCCGAACACCCTTGCATTGCCGGACACCCTTGCATTGTCGGACACCCTTGCATTGCCGAACGCCCATGCATTGCCGGACACCCTTGCATTGTCGAACACCCTTGCATTGCCGAACACCCTTGCATTGTCGGACACCCTTGCATTGTCGAACACCTCTGCATTGTCGAACACCCATGCATCGCCGGACTGGTTTACATTTTCTTCTTTTTCTACCCATCCGCCAGTTTCTCCGGCTTCTACATTCCCAAATGATATGAGCGCCTTGATTCGAAAAAGCTTCTTCCCGAAAATGTTAATTTTGGTTTCTGATGTTAATTCAAATTTCTTCATGTTTTCCTCCTTAATTACTGTGAAGTTACAGCTTCTTTCTTATCTGATTCTTGCTCCAGATTATTCTCAGAAAAAACTTTCCGTCTTCTTCTCAAATAATGTCTTGCCATTCAGATTAGCTCGAAACTCATATTTATGATTTTGATATTGACTCTCTTGAAGAATCTGGGATAAAATGTCGCTTGGAGAAACCAATTGACATGTAAAAGTAGCTTGCGGACATTGAAGTTGTGACTCAATATCTGATATTCTCTTTTCAAGAGAACGGATCTTTTTACTGGTTGATTTTTTCACGCCTTTCTCCTTTCTGCTGATAAAATTTCGTGTTATACTCTCCTTTGGAAAGGAGGTGTAAGAATGACCTATAAAGCCAAAGAACTTCTTGTAAAAATGGCTAATGAGTATGATGCTTCTGGACATACTTCTTTTGATTCTGATTTCTATATAACTTTCCCAGATAGCACTATTACTGAATTAGAAAACAACGGCTGCATCACCATTGTAAATGACATTGTCGGAAGCATTTGTCTTACAGAATATGGCTATCAAGAATCAAGAAAGTAATTTCCAAGGGCTACATGATTTTTCATGTGGCTCTTTTTTTACGGTGCTCTGTGTGACTCAACTAAAGGAACTTCTGCCTTATATATTCCCTGTTCTCTCAATTCTCCTTTGTTGGAATAGCTTGCAAAGTGTACGGTCGTGTCCACTTCCACATCAATACGAAAATCATCCGGTGTACAGGAAATCATAAAACCTGTACATCCATATCCAAAATCTTCTCCATTGATGCGGAAGATTTTCTTTTCTGTGTCAATTTCGATGGTTTTAAGCTCGTGTGGAATGAAAATTTTACTCATAATTTGCTCCTTTCTAGTTAAGAACTTTGTAGATGGTTCTAATCTATCTACTTACTTTCTGGAATCTTCGGTTCAAGAAACTTATGAACTTTCTTTCTGTGCCCTATAAGAATCCGCAATCTCCTTATCTCTCAATGCAGAAAGATAAACGATTGCCATATTCTTGTTTTCCTCTGATAAAGTTGCAAAGATATCAACAATACGTTTTCCATCTTCAATATCAGTTCTTTCCAATATAGTCATGCACTCACTCCTTTCTTGTGATATACTCCCAGTAGACGGGAGGTGATAAAAATGGATTTTAAAATGCCAATGATGGCAACCAATCCGCCATTGCCGTATAGCGTATATAAACAGATGGCAGATGAGGAAAAATACGAAACATTAAAAGATATTGCTAACAGTGCAAAACAAATAGCTGATTCTGCTGTTGCTGATTCGATTAAAGCTAAGAAGAAAGCTAATGTCGCAACAATTATTTCTGTAATATCTGTCATTGTTTCAATACTTACCAACCTAGACAAGATAATATCCAACGTAAATTTCTTAATAAATCTCGTCCACTAAAACAAAGATTTATTAAAATGGAAAGTATGCTGAGTACGATTGCTACTATCGACCAGTCTACTTTTTTCAATTTCTCACCTCCTTGTTTCCTTGTAAACACAATATAGCACACAAGTTATCTTTTGTCAATATAAAAATGTTGACTTGTAAACCTTTTTGATGTATTATAATAACAGAAAGGAGGATATCGATGAGAGATAGGATTATTGGAATCCGCAAAGAACATCATTTAAGTCAAGAAGCTTTTGCAGAAAGGTTAAATCTTTCAAGAAATTTCATTAATCAGTTTGAAAATGGAAATAAAAATATGTCCGACAGGACTATAAGAGATATTTGTAATGAATTTTCTCTGAATGAAGAATGGTTAAGAACTGGTAAAGGAAAAAAAGAAAAGGACATTGATATTGACTTTAGTGATCTTTGCGCCGCCATTGCCGTCCATGATAAAAAAGCCAGAGATGCCATAACAAAATACTATCAGCTTACACCAGAAGACAAAAAACTATTCTGGGATTTTATGGAACGGTTCATGAAATAAAAGAAGCAGGGGTTAACTCCCCTGCTCTTTTTCTTCCTTGTATAATCTTCTTACAAATCCATAAGCCATTTTTAAAAAAGTCAAGTTGCTCATTTTTTCTATCATCTCAATAATTTCTTTCTTGTAATCCATATATCCGTCCCTCCCAATATCGCACAATAAGAACATTTGTTCTATTTTATTTCATTATACCCTCTTCTCAGCGATATAAAACGGACTGATCATACTTCTCGCCCTCTGCTTGAACAGTGCGCCCTCCCTTTGCTTTGAACGATTGAAAAAGAAATGGCATTTGCATTCCGCAGAAGTATTGTTGCTTTTATTTACAACAAATGGCTGCTGCTCTGCTTCAGATACAACCGCCTGTGTATAATTATGTATTACGTATTGATTATTGGCGCTTGTCTTAATAATCACTTCGGAATCTGTTGGGTCGATGCTCTCGCATAGCGGCGCACGTACAGAAAATGTGAGCATTATCCCAAACAGAAATAATATAACCAGCTTTTTTATTCCTTTCATAAAATCCCTCCAAAATTAGTTTATATTATACTCTCAATATAACAATTATACAATATCTCAATCTTGCACAAATTTTCTTACATTAATGCTGTATTTGACGAAAATCGAGAAAATTCTACTTTTCCCAACAAAAAAGAACTGAGGAGTTAAGTCCCCAGTTCTATTTTTTTTAATTCATCCAGCTGTACGTGTACGAATTATTTACATATACCTCGTATCTATCCGGGATAATATCATTGTAATCCCTGTCATACGGAAAATTAAATTGAAGATAAGCAGTTGATCCAGGATTTTCCACATGGGCGTAATTATAATTATAACCTACAATTCTTCCATTCTGATAAAATACAACTCCTATCTGAGTGGAATAATTTTTTCTACCTACATTTTTCACCTCAACCATTACGTTGTTATCTCCAAAATTCGAAGAATAGCGAATGCCAGAATTATTCGTTATAGTATTTGAAGCTTTTTCTATTTTCAAATTTATTTTGAAGGAATCCCAGGTCTTATCATGATTCCAACCTTGAAGCGCACATTTTGAGTGTGGCGCAAAAGCGTAATTATATCCTTTGCTTGTTCCGATCATAGAACCATTCAGATAATACACAAATTCAACAGTTAAATCAACTGTATAGTCATAATGGTTTTCCAGAATTGCCACTGCTCCATACGGTGTCGATTCCGCATGATAGGTTACAACGTTCTTTTTACCGCTGGTATTAGCATTTGTATTCGCATTTGTATTTCCACTAAAACCACCATTACTGTTAGTAGCTGGCTTTTTAACGGTAACTTTACAAGTGTATTTCTTTTTTCCGACCTTTGCAGTAATCGTTGCGGATCCTTTTTTCTTTGCTTTTACGCGTCCCTTAGAAGATACCGTTGCAACAGATTTCTTACTACTTTTCCATTTTACCTTTCCCTTTGTACCGGTTACTTTTAATTGTAATGTTTGACCGACTTTCAAAGTGGCTTTTTTCTTATTGATCTTGCCCGCTGCCGATACCGGAACCGCCATACATACAATGAGCAATAAGATTGTGATAACTGTTAAAATTTTCTTGTTTCTTTTCATATTGCACCTCCCATTTTTTTCTTGATTATACCATCAATTTTTATATAATAATAGTGAATTTACGTAATTTGTACCAAATTATTATGCTTTATTTATTTTTATATTGTGCTATAATTTAAAAAACCGACTCCTGCGACCAACAGGAACCGGTTTAATAAATAAGATAATCTCGGAGAAAATCTTACCTACACCATAATTATATCATCTCCTGGATTATCGCACAAGTAAAAAAGGAGAATGATAAAATGAATGAATCAGTATGTATCTATTTAAGGAAATCCAGAGCCGATCGGGAAGCTGAAGCACATGGAGAGGGCGAAACACTCGCCAGACATGAACGGATCCTGTTAGATCTCGCAAAGAAAAAAGAGTACATTGTGGGCGCTATTTACCGCGAAGTGGTATCTGGCGAAACTATCGCCGACCGCCCTGTCATGCAGCAACTCCTCCGCGAAGTAGAATCCGGCATGTGGGATGGTGTTTTGGTTGTCGAAGTAGAGCGTCTTGCCAGAGGTGACACCATCGACCAAGGCGTTGTGTCAAGGGCTTTCCAGTATTCTGACACGAAAATTATTACCCCCACAAAAATATATGATCCAAACAATGAATTTGATGAAGAATATTTTGAGTTTGGACTATTTATGAGCCGAAGAGAATATAAAACCATCAAGCGCCGACTGAACGCCGGAAGGATCTCATCAGTAAAAGAAGGGAAATACTGTGGTAACAAACCACCTTACGGATACGAAAGAGTAAAACTTGAAAAAGAAAAAGGCTATACTCTCCGACCTGTTCCGACTCAAGCTGAGATTGTAAAAATGATCTACACCTGGTATGCCGGTGATGGCTGCGAACAAATTGGAGTTGCGAAGATTGCACGGAAATTAAATGAAATGGGAATAGAATCTGCACTCGGCGGTGACTGGACTCCTGCCAGCATACAGGGAATCCTAACAAATCCTGTATACATCGGGAAAATCCGGTGGAATGGGAGAAAAACAGTGAAGACTATACAGAATGGTCAAGTAATTAAGACACGTCCTAGATCAAAAAATACTCTTATTTGTGATGGATTACATCCGGCTATTATATCGGAAGATCTGTATGATTCTGTCCAGGAAATACGAAAAAAGAACCCGCCTCGCCCAATCAGTATAAAAAACTCAATCCGCAACCCGCTTTCCGGAATTGTCTATTGCAGCAAGTGTGGTCGCGCCATGGTTCGCCGTCCTTATCAAAAACGTGGACAGGAAGACACCCTCATGTGTCCTTATACATCTTGCCCCACGGTAAGCAGTAAGTTGTCTCTAGTCGAAAAAGCTGTGCTTGATGGAATTAGGGAGATTGTGGAGGAATATAAGTTAAACAATGATATTAATACATCTTCAAAGGCTATTGATTGCGGAATAACGTCTAAGCAGAATCTCATACATGAAAAAGAAAACGAGCTGGAAAGCTTAAACGCCCAAAAAGAAAAACAATATGACCTACTCGAACAGGGTATCTATACCACTGAGGTTTTCCTTGAACGTGCCAAAACAATATCCGCATCTATCCAGTCATGCTCCGACACTATAGAAAAATTAAAAGAAGAAATCAAACACGACGAGAACATTATAAAACAACGGTCGGATTTTATCCCGCGTTGCGAAGAGTTGCTTGATAATTATTGGAGCCTTGACACGGAATCGAAGAATAAAATGCTTAAGAGTTTAATTGAAAAGGTTACATACTCAAAAGATACCAAAAACGCTTATGGGAAAGGAAACGAGATTGGTTTCCAGCTAGACATTTTCCCAAAAATCCAGAAGAATAATTAATGATATCTTCTATGGACTGACGAACTGGCTCATTGATGTTATCAGTAATTAAAAAAAGAAATTCCCGGGGCTAATTCCCCGGGATATTTTTACTGCTTCTTAATATATTTTGCAGATACAAAGCCATAATACTTTCCTGCAATACGGATATAATACCACTTACTGCCGTTTTTATCTTTCTGTGTATAATTCATAACTTCTACTTCATTGCCCTGGTTAAGAGTTGGATATTTTTTGATGTTCGGGTACTCAGTTCCAGCCCATGTACGAACATTCAGAACAGTTGCAGTAACATTTCCTTTAAAGAGAACCTGACTCTTGCTTTGCTTGTCTGTGATAGTGGAAGATTCGGAATTTGCCTTTTCCGCCAGGTATCCAGTCCATATCCAGCCAATACCGATTCCATCAACCTTAACGTGTGTCCACTTTCCGTTTGTTTTTCCGTCAGTTTCAACAACGGTTCCTTTATTGATTGAGCCCATAACGTAACCATTCGGTGTTTCACGGACATACAAGTCATTCACGGTTGCTACTCTGGTTCCTGTTTTTTTCCAGGTTGCTGTATCTTCGTAGGACTCCCAGTCAATCCAAACATATCCGTCGATTGCTGGATCGTTGATGGAATAGGACTTATTGCGAACCGCTCCGCCATTTGCCACCACGCCAGCTACACTAGAAGTATTTCCTTCGTTTGTATAGATTCTCGAGCTGTCAAAACTCTTCACACTTCCAACATGAGAACCATTGCGAAAGATTGCAAGTGCTCCGACTTTTGGCTTGCTGTGCCAAGTTCCGTTTGTTTTAGCATGATTAGTGATAGACACACAGTTATAAAATCCGCCGCCCATAATCTGCAAGGCTTTTGTAATTCCCAAAACATTCACCAGTTTCCAAAACTGGTACTCCGCGCACCACGGCTGCCCCTGGCATCCTGGCTGCCCCCATCTATTCACATCTCTTGCAAATTTAGTGTAATTGTTATATCCTGCATTCTTTTTAAAATCATCCAGATAGGCATTACTTTTCTTTTCAAGGTACCCGCCGTTGGATGCGTAATAATCACCAAGGTTTAAAAATTCCTGTAATTTGCTCATTTTATCATTCCTTTCATATTTGGTGCGCCCCTCAAAATTAAGGAGCGCAATGCTTCGCTAAAACTTCTTTTTGTTAATCACCAATAGGCAAGTTCTTTTCCACGTTCAGCGACAAGATTAGCAATTATATTGTAGCCTTTATCATTATAATGTACGTTGTCGTATAGCAAAGATGGTGGTATTTTACCTTGCGAAATGGCTGTTGTATCTTCAACCGTTGGCGTAATTCCCGCATCGGATAAACCATATTCAACCACATATTTTCTTTGATTTATATAACGCCTACCAAAATGCATTGCCATATTTTTTTCTATCATTTCAAACGTTTCGGTAACTGTACTAACTAAGTGATGGACTCCAATCACAATATATTTTTTGTTGATAGGACTCATATAGTCAATCATTGCTTCTATACATTCAATCAGTTCGGCTGAGGTAGTAAACCCACCATTAGTTCCAATCCATATAATGTTAATATTATCACGCATTGATTTCATTGCATAAGTAATTAAGGGAGTTGGGCGAGAAACAATTACGGACTCTCCATTTTCGGAACGAGAAAAATAATATTTTCCATTTTCATAGGTAAGTGTACCCTCTACTCCATTGATAGAACAGGGATTTATTTGTGCGGTCATAACATATTTACCTGTCGTTGGGTCTAATGCCGAACCACCTTGCAACAATATGCCAGTACTGCCACCATATATGTTAGTTAATTTAACTTCTACTTTACTTGCATTTGAAGGTATGGTAAATGGCTTTACAATATTTGGTAAACCACCTTGTCTTGAAGCTATGTTAATCGTATTTTCTCCGCCTACACCACAATTAATCACTTCTCTACCATCAAGTAAGCCGTGTAAAACATATGGGAATGCTTTAGAATATGAATCACCAACACCCACTCCACGAGTGAGTGAATCACCCCAACAATTTACAGTTTCTTTTCCATTTATTTTAGAAACTATAAATATTTCTATTTTATTAACCACTAATGGATATGTCTGTGTTGGAAATTCATTCAAATATAATTCAACACCATTCGATGGTATTGATATTTCAGTTGTGATATAAGTATTTGGCGATACACCCATTTTTGCTGAATTTATCACTTTACCGTTCGAATCACATATAGCATATAACAATGTGTTTACACTACCATGTGTTTGTGACAGTATTCTATATTTTTCTCCACTAATAACGATTTTGTGCATCACATAAGCGTTTGCGTTTTCATATGTCATAATTTCATTATTAGTATCAATATACGCAACTTTATTTTCTAATAAGTTGTAATCAGACGGCTCGACAGCAATTTCTTCCTCTTCTTTATTATACAATTCATTTGAATTGGCAACTATATCTTCCTTTAGCGAAGCAGTCTCACTGTCTACTTTCGCAAATTTATCCCCTACCGCTTTGGAATCCGCAAACCCGCCCTCTTCAGATAACGTTTTATCAGAAACCGGCTTGTCCAACACTGCACCGTAAGGTAGTTGCCGTTTCTTTCCATCTGCTGTGATTATCCCTTTAAATGTATCAGCCATTATTGTTTACCTCCGTTGTTTTCAAACTCACATAGCCATCTGCATCCATGTTAAGTCCAACGCCCTTATCGGACAGGTACGTCTGGACCGCTTCTGCGATAGCTTCTTTATTGGTTCTGATTCCATCAGTACACAGTTTATACAGATATCTTTCTTTCCTGGTTATTGGCTCTGGTACCTTCCCTGTATAATCTCCAGTTAACTTTGCAAGATACATTTCTTCTCGCGTGATAGGCTTATTGTCAGACATTTTTATACCTCCTTTTTTACTATGTATTGATTAATAAGCTCTTTTAATTCCGTCAGTTCTGTTTTGATTGATTCCAACTCAGATTGCAATTCTTTGACTTTCTCATGCTCATTTTTTAGCATTGCGAACATACATGGAATCATAATACGATAGTTCCAGTTTTCAGCACGTCCCTTTTTATCATGGTCAACAGCGATTGGAAATCTGCGGTCAATATCCTCTGCAATAAACATTGGCATTTCTTTACCGCACCGTTCGTCTTGTTCCATAAGATATCCGTCTTTGTACTTCGCCCAGATTACCTTGACTTTATAGAGGTCTTCCAGTTCGTCTTCCTTTACGGTTTTCCCAAGAATTTTATAATGCATAGAGGATGATGCAATTGTTCCAACATCTCCATTGCTATTCTTTCCTAAGTTACTACCAGTTATAAGCTTAGGCATTTCTGGCACATTGAGAGTCAAAGAGCTGCTTCCAGTCGTCTCCACTTTCATTCTAGATACAGTTTTTAAAAGAAGACCAGCTTGTTTGCTCTCCAAAACAGTCCAATATCCATCAGAGTATTGCGCGGATAAATCGAGAAGCCCATGAACAAGGGAGGAATCGTAACCAGCCGTAGCTACGGATTCGTTTATCTGAAACCACTCTTTTCCCTTGAAGTTTTTAAATCCAACCGAGTTATCTATTTGAGTTATTATATTTCCATTCGCGTCGTACACCTCAAAGGTGCCATATCCATTATTTGGACCGCCAAGCTTCAGCGTTCCACCTTTTGCATAGGTGAACGAAATATATAACTGGTTTCCCTCTTTATAAATTGCTTTCATGAAACCATTATTTGTAAGAAGATTAAATATCTCTTCGTGGGTAAGTGCGTCCACATCAATCAATATTGGAATAGTCTGTATATCAAGCTGATTGTTGTTTCCTCCAGCTTCATACAATATAAACCTTATATACACAACACTTCTGTCCAATGATCCAACTGTATAAGATTTTTCTGATTCATCCACAATACTTGCTAAAACATTACTATAAGTAGATCCATCAGTTGATGTTTGAACTTTCCATCTGCCTTTATATTCTTTTCTTTCTGCCTTATCCCCATCTCTATAATATGCTTTTGCAGTTATATTGTTTGGTGATACTTTATTATCCTGTCCACGTTTTAAAATATCCGCTGACATTTCAATAAAATACGTTCTGCCAGGTACGCCTTGTTCTCCTTTTTCCCCGGCGTATTGCTTTGAAACAGAGAATCTTTTGCTAACGGATAATGTTTCCAGATAAGTAGCTTTTATATCTATCCATCCATTATCTGTATTTAATCCAGTTACAGTATATGTTTTTGTTGAGATATCCCATGTTCCATCCACTCCATCAGATTTTGATATCGTATAACTACAATCATCCGTAATATCCTGTGTTCCGTACATCACGACTGCCTGTGTAGTCACACCACTTGGAAATGTCCCGTAATTCCCGTTAGAGTCAACAGATATTCCCTGATATTCGTTGCTTAATTGCAATGTCATATTTTTAGCAAGCGCAGCTGCTTTCATTGCATTTTCAGCTGTTTGCTCGATATCATTGATAGATTTTCCACCGCCTATCTGCACGGATCCATCGAGATATACTTTTTTTGTATTCATATCTGCCTGGAATATTATATTTCCATCAGAATCCCTCACAGTTAAAGCACCGGAATCTATATAATTCGCATTTATCCCTTCTGCGTATAAAAGCCTTGTTATCAATGTTCCGTCAACAACAAATCCGTATGGATAAGTTTCACCGCCATCATTGGAAACCCCTATAGCATTACTGGTTAGCTTTATCACAACTTTTGATTCTTCTAGTAATGGTTTATCGTGCAAATAAGTAATAACGCTTTTATCTTCAAGCACCTCAAGAGTTTCAAAAAGTCCCTCTGAATTAGCCAGCGCATTTTCAAGTTTTTTAACAGCTTGTTCTCTGGCTGTTTTTTCGTTTTTAATGATTTTTTTAGCAGCTATTAATGTTTTATCAGCAGATGATAAAAACTTGCTGCTCCCTCTTATTGGATTTTCGGCTTTTGTTTTTACATCTGTTGTTCCGTTCAGCCTGCTTGATACATCAGTAATTGGCGTTATATACTTATTTTCTTTTCTGTCGTAAGTAAAAGCCATATCTCCAAATTCTGTTAACGGGTTGTAAATCAGACTTCCTTCCATGCTCCGGAATGATTTCCCGATTAGATTATCTCCAATCCATCCAGCTACAGTTTCAAGATCAGCATCACCAAGCAAATCATTTTCCAATTCCAGGACATACCCATCTTTTCCGTACACGGCATCTGATTCCGTATTTTTTACCTTGATTCCGGTTATTACGATATCATCACTTGAGAGAGTCGGCGAAAAAAGATAATCTCTCAACCTGGTAGGATTTCCAACTCCTTCTTTTAATGTGAGATATCCATCACTATCTAAGTACCAGTTTCCGGCATTTGGAGAAATAAATCCATCGGAATCTGCGCTTGATCCACTTCCAAATACAAGATATCCATCATCCCCGACTGTGGCTCCGTAATCTACTGATATTGAATCGAAATCCCATTTGATCAACTGTAAATTACCATTTACATCCACCCTTGCATTAGCCGAATCCAACATAACTATCCAGCCGATCAGCTGCCGGAAGGTAATTCCATCTGGAATACTGTTGATTGCCACGTCTCCGTGCTCCATGGAAGAAAAACCCATAGAGATTCCAATTGTCGCGCAGGCATCCTGGAGCAATGTAAAAGCTGACTGTGGAAGTACAAGGTTGCTTGTGTAAAGCGCATTTGCTTTATACATATCATCCAAAGCAGTGAATTCAAGAACTTCACCGTACTGTTCCGGAGTTGTAATGGTGTAGGTTCCTTTTTTAATAGTCTCTACAGTATCATATATTTTCATTTTCAAATAAGCAGTTAATTTTGCTTTATAAAAATAATAATCCTTCCATTGATCCTCTGTGTTATCTATACTCAGAGTCATAGACTTACATACTGTAGCTCCAATCGGAAAACTGCTGCTTTCTGCGCAATCCGTAAAGTCTCCTCCGCCTACCAGAATTTCACTATCTAAGGTCTTTTTTCTCCCATCGGCGAAGGTGATATCCACTATTTCATATAGTATTTTGCCTTCTGCAAGTGCATTTTTAAATGCTTTAGATGCATTAATCAAGTGGATTCACCCCCTGCATATTGAATGATATTTCAGAATAATATTCTCCTACTTGAGCTATATTATATTGCATTTTCCCAACATAAAACTGTTCTGAACGCCATTCGTTTTTGTGCGCTAACCAGTGATACAACATAAATGGTTCTCCTTTAATGATTGCGTTCACGAGATTAGTTGATTTCTCATCAACGCGAACATTTGTGGCTTTATAGCTATATTGCATAACTGTATAAAGTGGTACTATTATTGCTCTTCCATACTGTGTACGGTTACTTCCTTCTGAATATGTAGTTTCGAATTTACACTGCATATCCTTATCTGGCTGAGGGATGAGAAGCCCATTTATTTTATATCTATCAGTTATTGATTTGCTTATTGAAAACGCCACGTTCTCTCCCTCCTATGCCAGTTCAAACGGATTTGTACCGCTTGCATCACGCCTTAACTTTGCTTCGTCAATCATCTCATCAAATATCGTTCTGCGGTTCAACTGCGCTATAAATCTGTAATTTCCTCCACTGCTCTGGTTTCCGCCAGTTTCTTCTCTCACGATCTGTCTTAACAGGTCTTCTGGTGCTTCCAGGTTCCGTCCGTTCTTCTGATCTCCAAGCACTGCAAGGAACTCTGATCTTGGCGGGATAACGGCACCTTTTGCAAGATATGGAATTGTAGGAACTCTTGGGAAATTAGCCGTAAATCCAATTGTCCTTGAGCCAAACGGAGTTGGAACCTTCCACGGTCCAAATGTAAATGCTGATTCAATGCCGCCGATTGCACTGTTTACAGTTCCAATAGCGCTGTTTGCAATTCCGATGACTTTGTTTAGAATATCCCGGATGGTATCACGGATACCGCCAAAAATTTCCACCACTCTGTCTCTTGCCGATGTAAATTTGTTTACAATAGCATCGCGGATAGCTGCAACTTTATTTCCCACAATCGTCACGATATTCTCCCAGGTTTCTCTTGCATTGGCTTTCATACCGTTCCATAAAGTTGAAGCTTTTTCTTTCATGTCGCTAATTTTTCTGGTTGCCGCTTCTGCCATTTCTCGCGTCTTTGAAGTAACAAATTTAACTATCGAAGAAACGACATTTGAAACAAGTGTTCCTATCGCATCCAAGATTCCAGTAACGGTTTCTTTCAGATCAGAAAGAATCATACTTACACCTTTGCCCATTGTTTTAAAGAAGCCAACAACAGCAGATGCTACGATTCCTGCAACTTCTTTGATTTTGTCCCAGTTTTTGTACAGTAATACGCCAATCGCAATACAAGCTCCAACGGCAATAGCAAATATCCCCCCCGGTCCGATAGCTGTTGCAATAGCTTTAATACCGCCTATAATTCCGCCGGAACCAGTCATTAATGCTATGAGGCCTTTTGCATACAACATGATCGTACTGATGCTTTTACCAATACTCGAAGCTAATCCTGCTATTTTTGTAGCGGCAAATGCTCCAATCAAAGCCGCACCGAATGCTTCTATGATTGATTGGTGATCCGCAAAGAATCCTGCCAAATCAGACACTAGGTTAATCACTGTTGGAATTCCTGTTTCAATCAGCCATTTCAGCATCGGAAGAACAATATTATTGTAAATCCACTCAAGAACGTTTCCGATAGATTCCAGAATTGGTGCAAATGTACTGGTCAGATTACTAATAGATTCCAACAGCGGATAGAAGTCCAAGTTTGCCGCCCATGTCGCTGTATCCTCTGCAATCTTCTCAACAAACTGCATGACCACCACAAGAGCATCTGCGATATTCTGTATAATCTGCGTTCCGACGTTGTTTTTGCTCCACGCGTCAGCGAAACCGGAAGCAATGTTCCCAACGGTCTTAAGCACGTTCTGGGCAATCTTAAGCATGGTTGTGAGCATTGTTGTGCCTGTGCCATTTGTCCAGACCTCTACAAGGCTTTTACCTACACTTACAGCGAGCTTTTTGAGTCCATCAAGTGCGGTTTTTGCTGCATTAATAGTATTCTTGCCATCTTTCTTCCATGCATCCTGAAATGGCTTCCAGAGCTTCTTGAGCAGATCAGCAAGCTTCTTGGCAGAATCACTGATTTTGTCCAGCGCATTTTCTCCCTCTGCCAGACTGCCATAGTCCACACTGCCAACCGAACTCGGCAATCCTCCGCCCCCAGAACCAGTTCCACCGGAACCAGGGCCGGATGGACTGGAGGATGCACTTCCTGTAGAACTAGCTTTGTGCACTTCATCAAGTGACGAAAGATAATTTTTTGTTTCTTTATTCGCTTTTTTTGTAGCTTTTGCATTGTCATTCGTGGCATCTGCCAGTTTCTCTGCATTATCCGCTGCCTGTCCATACTGATCTGCTGTATCTGCAATCGCTCCTGTTCCGGCAAGCCCTGCTCCACTTCCGCTTGTTTGACCAGAGGATTTCTTGCCAGTAATCAGTTCTGTGAAGCTTTTAAATGCATTTGCCAGAGTTGCCAATTTACCGAGCAGAATATTGATTACTTTCAGAACAGGTGTGAAAATATTAATCAGTCCCTGTCCGACTGTTGCCTTGAGAGACTGCAACTGTAGCTGCATCACTCTGACTTGGTTCGCCCAGCTGTCAGAAGTACGGATGAAGTCACCAGATGCGGCTGATAACTGCTTCTGCACAAAAGCCAGACGGAGAGCTACTTTCTCCTGCTCGGTCATGGCGGATGTGGTCTTGCCGTAGCCATTTGCAAGTGCATATTGGTCAAGTGCCGACTGGGTCATTACCACGCCCAAATCTTTTAATGTTTCCGTTTCACCCGTAAACACTGATTTCAGTTTGATATAAGCCAGGTCCTGACTGATATTATAAAATGATGCCACATCACCAGTTAGCTGTGTTAGAGCCGTTGACATGTCGTAAGCCTGTGCTTCTGAGAATCCGAACGACTTAGACATTGCTCCGAACGTACCAACATACCTTTTTGCCATTGTCTCTGACAGTCCGGCTGAAACCATTGCATTCTTTGCAAATTCATTGACCTTATCCGACATGGTGGTAAATGTAACATCGACCACATTCTGAACTTCTGCGAGGTCGGAACCAAGGGCAACGCACTCTTTGCCGAACTGTACCAATTTACCAACAGCAAAAGCCCCACCAATCAGCAGACCGATTTTTTTTACAGCACTCCCAAGGCTGTTAAATGACTGTTTTATAGCTGATACGCCATTTTGCACACCCGATGTGTCCATTCTGGTATCAATAATGACTGAGCCATCAGCAGCCATGTGTCCACCTCCTAACTATTTGAGGTTCAACATCTCATTTAGCTTATCTTTATAAGCTTGCTCTTCTTCGCTGAGACGTGTTTTTATGTCAATAATATTCTTGTTTTCCTGATAGAATTTCTTTTCCCATTTATCAAGCTTTTCGCCCTTTACTTTTTTTGACCGGATTCCAACAACCGTGTTGAACAGGCATTCACCAGATTCCATGAAATATCCAAAGAATGTCCACCAGTGCATATAAGGCACTGATCTGATTTCTTTACCAGCAACCTTGTTTACAGCCGGAACGATCATATCTCCGTCTTGTTTCCAGTCCATCAAGCGAGGTTTGGGTTTATTCGGACTATCGTCAACTTGACCACAGTCAATAAACTCGCAAGCTTTCCGACAAGCTTCTACAAGATGTTCTGAGGGTATGCTTTGCCAATCCTCAAACAGAATCTGCAACATAACAACTGCTTTTGCCTGTTCGTCTAACTCTGGATCATTCTGTGCAATGAGAATATCAATGATTGCTCGAAAATCCGTTCTGATAGAAAAATCCACCCCACTTATGTTCAGTGAGGTGGGAAGCTCATAGGCGGTCATTTTGTATATTTCTCCGTATACTTATTGACTGCTGCCTGCATTTTCTTTTTCCTCTTTTCGATTTCCGGTGCGATTGCTTCTGCGATCTTATCCAGAACAATATAAGCAAACACCTGACCATTACCGAATACAGTGGTTGCTGTGATCGGTTCCTTGAACAGGTCTTTTGATGCTTCATATCCGAGCAGATAGTTGATCTTATCCTCAATCTGTTTATTTAGTTCAGCCATTTCTTTACCGGAAGTGACTTTCTGAATAGATTCTTTAAGCTGTTCGAAGTATTCTTCCAGCTCCTCTGCACGTGCTGCTACATTGATATCTGTCGGGTTCAGTTTGAAAGAAGAAAAAACTTCGTCTTCATTGTTTGTGAATGTAAAAATGAGAATTCCATCATCAATTTTGGTGTTAATTATTTTTGCCATTTGGCGTGCCCTCCTTGTATATGCGCTTATTCGCTGTCAGCTGTGAATGTACCGGAACTGATATCAAATTTTCCTTTTACACGTTCTCCAACATAGTTCACGGTAAATGGAATCTGATAACCAGATGTATCACCGCCATAGGAAGTCGGTACAACGTAGCAGTCCTGCTGGTATGCTTCATACTTGCCTGCCGTGGCTTCTGTCCAAAGGTGGACCTCAACTGCTTTTGTTTTTAGGTTATCGTCTTTGAGACGTCCGTCTACAATCTTCTGCAATGCTGCAAACAGATCAGAAGTAGTGTCTGCATAAAACGGATCAGCGTCGGAAGAAACTTCGTAGCCGTTATGCTTGAATGTGGATTCTCCAAGAATGTTTTTAGATGTTTCAGTATCCGGATTGAGTTCTACGTTATACTCTTCCAGATCTTTTCCAAGACGCTCATATTTTGGTGTCAGTCCTCCACAGAGGGAACCTGCGTCAATATAATGAGCCATGTATTTACGGTCAATTTTGCCTGTAACTGCCATAGAAATGTCCTTTCTGCCTATAACTCTTAAAAGGCTGTGTAGGTTAGCGACTATCTCCGATTGATAGCCGGTTAGTTATTATATTTAATTGGTGTAATCACCATTTTTCCCAGTCATATTCGTATTTTACCGTGATTGGAAGTAACCAGTCCTGTACGCCGTTCTCCTGCGGCTCTGTACCGTAGGAGTTATCGCGAATGATGCGTTTTATCACTCGTCCTCTGGAAAGCTCTGGAAAAGCGGATAAGCGCGTCTCAGTGCCATCTACTGTGACTGGTTCACGGCAAATCCACTTGCCAAGGTTGTCCAGAAACTTCTGAACAGAGAGCTTCTGGCGCTCCTTTTCGGAAGCTGTGCGATATACCACGATAAATGGATACTGGCACACCTGGTGCATCGTTCCGCATACATCCTCTTTTTCTGAATAGATTAATGCTCCTGTATCCGCAAAGAATGAGATACCGCTATCAGTTCCAAGTTCCTCATATTTGATTGTTTCGCCGTCATACAGTCCAGGATACTGATTCAGAAGAGCTTTCATAGCTTCTGTCAGAATCTCATAACCCTCTGCATCCTTTCCGATAGGCTTGTCTGCCATCAGCTGTTCACCTTCCTAACTTTCCACCCTAAAAGGAGCAACATGAAAAAACGGTGAAATAAGTTCGGATATTTTGTTACCGATACATTAAATGAATCACATATTTCAATAATTGCTTTAGGTTCAATCATTTTTTCATCTTTTAACTTCAAAGTTCCGCCTTTGATAAAAAATTCATCCATATCTGTTCCTCCTACTTTCCTAATATTTCAAAATGTGGTATCAGTGTATACGGTCCGCCCGCACTGGTGACTTTAAAGACATTGTCCTTGTTCTGGTTCATATATTGATAAAATCCGCTCCGATAATCACTGTCAGTTACCGTTCCACCAGTCCACTCACCCTCCCAGAAGAACGATTCATCTGAGAATGTGATAGTGTCTTCCAGAGCGTTGTTAATCTGCCTTTTCCACTCTTTAGGCGGCACCCATGGAAGAATCTTGCCCCCTTTATCTGTAATGGTTATATCGCCGTTCTGAACGGTATAACGGATGTGTAACTGTGCGTTGTCAGTTGCGTCTGCGCCATACTTTTTAAGGATTGCTCCTTTGTCCGTAATGAGGTCAACGCCGGATAAAACATGAGGATACCAGTACGCATCTCCAGTCGTGGCTGATTCGTAATAATCAAAAATCGTCACCGTTTTTTCGTACATGATACCCTCTCCTTAATCATTTATTTTTCAGCTTATCCACGTCAATCTTGGACGTTCGTTTCCACAATTCCGTAATTTTCTCCCATCCAAACATGGAAATAAACGCCACAATAAACCCAGCCATGATAGCTGCTAAAATCATATACCACAAGATTGTCATGTGGATATACTGCATATACGCTACAAAAGCGGCTACAGTAATTCCTACAGACAGTACAAGCACTAAGGCATCTGTCGGAATTTTCGACAGAAACCCAACATTTTTAATCACCTGTGTAATCACAGACACACAAAACGCCAGAACACTGATTACTGCCAGAATCAGAGTTACATTTGTAAATAATGCTTCCATTACTCTGATACCTCCTTAAATCCTTCTTCGAACTCATCTTTTGTCATTGTATTGAAATACCCTTCTTCATCACGCAATATGTAGTCTCCAGGATGTATGAGTACCAAATCAACTCTTTCACAATCTCTAAACAGAACAGAAAATGTAGAAATCTCGATGTGTGGTGGGTTAAGATTGTTATTAATTTCTACTGAATCTCCAACAAACTTTTCAATTTGAGCTATACTCTCTGGAGTGGTAAAACATTGAATAGCTTCAACTATAGTCGGTTTTTTTCGCACATATTTCATGCTTTCACCCCGCATGAGCCTAATGTTGAAATGTCCATATAATCACTCCTTTATGCTCCAAAATTCAGAGAAAAAGGCTCTCGTAAAGCCTTATATATTTCTCTTTCGATATCATCTTTATATGCCGTTGTGAGGACACCACCGACATTTATAGTCTTTGTTTCTCTCATAAGTGGTTGTGATACTTCTTCTGTAATGCTTGCATCTAAATAGGCTACTCCAACATTTTTACCATTCCAACACTGTTCTTTGTCTGGACAGTTTTCACAGTCTTTTCGCATATCTGAATAAGCCTTTTTATTGCAAATCATACTCACACCCCCGCATATAATACTGGTATTCCATCATCCGTCCTTACTCCCATCAACAGCGGTAAAGCTGTCTTAAGAAGTAAGCCGTTCGTTTTCTGTACGTCCCCGGCGGCGGCATATACTGCACTCCATTCCTTTGCACTCGCTCCAATCTGCTGAGGCGTGGCGTAGGAGATGGATTCACTGCCAGAGGATACAGAGGTTACAACGCCTGTCGTGCTACCACCGGACCCGATTGTGGTTGATGTACCACTAACAGCGGCATTGGTAGCATTCTTCTCAGCAAGCTCAATCTGATACATTAATTCAGCCAATGAACAGACCGCCTTTTTGATACGCTTCTGAGAGCGTTCGTTTGTCGGCAGTCCGTCCACCAACCTGTCAAATGTCATTGTGTCCACAAAACCACTGGCTCTTTCTGCTAATCGTGGAAATTCGGTTTCTGGCACAACTGAACCGAAATATGAAGTTGTGTAAAATTCATAATCTGCATAAGCCATGCCAGTTACCTCCTACTTGATCATCATTTTGCTGTTACAGTCGCGTGTCCGGCGCTCAGTGCCTTATATGTGCTGTCGCATTCAACCACTGTGATTACCTGCCCTGTTGCTGCGGTAATGTCAGCTTCTCCATCCCACGCAGTCCAGTTCTTCACATTCTGGCCATAATCTACAGTAGTCTCAGATGATGCAACTTTGTACTTGTACACATTTCCTGCGCTTGCTTTTTTCGGAGTAATAGTCACTTTTGTGTCTCCACTCTTACTTCCTGCCGCAGAATTTACAGTCAGAGTTCCAAGCGTCTGAGTTGTGTTGATAGTTCCTACGGCAATAGCATCAATGTACTCTGCAAAGAGGGTAAGTCCCATGATTGCGAATGCTTCGGATACTGCTGTGTGGTAATTGCCCTGTGTATGGAATCCGATCAGATTTGTTTCACCGGATACAGTATATACAAGACCCGCTCTTGCAAAATCAGATTCGTTCGGGTCAACATAGTACAGAACGATATTTTCAACAGGTGTAGCGATTACTGTTCCTCTCGGAATTTCACTGTCAGATAACAAGAAGATTGTGTTGAATCCCAGGAAGTCTTTCACATACTGGAAGCCGAACTGGTTCTGAATAGTGATATCAGCTGCGCCGATATACTCATACACATCCAGGATGTTCACGAATCCAACAACACCAGTCACATTTCTGTGCATCTGCTTAAATTTGTTTTCTACACGGCCCTTGGCCATTGCCAGAGCCATCTGGAATGTGATCTCTGTGAATGTGAGAGTACCGGTTTTCAGATAGTTGTAAAATCTTTCAGTAACATTGGTCTGAAGCTGGAAGAGGAATTCATCATCGGTCATCTGAACAGCGTTCTCGTAACCGTGATCTTTGATTGCTTCGATAGATACAGCCTTTGCGTATTTCTCGATAGTCATTTCTGCATAGGGTTTTTCTTTTACAACGAATTTGCTATAAGGGATTTCCTCACCTTCACCAACATTTCCGTTCTGTAATGTACCCTCTGCATATTTTGATTTAAGAACCGCTCCGGGTGTCTTTTTGATTGGACGCATGATACCAAGGATTTCACGTAAGTGTTCCCAGTTTCTTTCGAATCTGGTAACAAAGTCAATCTCACGTGCTGTGACCTGGATATCATTTGTCATAATAAGATTGGATTTTGCTGCCATAAAAAAAGTCCTTTCTACCCATAATTGTTAAGGTATTGGGTTAGCGGCTATACTCTGGTGTATAGTCGGTGTAAAAAAATCACTGGAATAACTGGATATTCTGAGCAATTGCAGCCTGTCTCTCAGACGGGTCTTTAATTGCTTCGATATCTTTCTTTGTCATGCTTCCCGGTGTCTGTTGCTGTCCAACATGAGTAGTAAACCTTGCCTGATTCTGCTGAGCCTGTTGCTGAGATTCATCCACAAAAGCGGATGCGTCAGACTGCTTCATCTGCTCAATCAGGTCATTTAATCCAAGGATTTTACCTTCTTTTAGCTTCAATCCTGCTTCCTTGATGTCTGCCATGACTGACTTCTTTGCAGCCTCACTGGAAAATTTAACATCATCAAGTGCTGTTTTAAGTGCGTCTGAGAAATCGCGGTCATAGATCTTCGCATTGAATTCCTTTTCTGCATCCTCAGCTTTCTTCTTCCATTCAGCAAGCTCTGTCTGAATGTTCGCCGGGTCGATACCGTCAAAGCCTTTTAAGGTTTCTTCTGCTGTCTCGGCACGTTCTTTCCAGTCATCACGTTCACCCTCGACTTTCGACAGAGTTTTCGCTACTTCTTTAGCATTCTTGTAATGCTCAGAGAGTGCCTTTTTAACATCTGCCTGCTTATCCTCCGGGATTTCAATTCCAAATGATTTTAATGTGTCAATAAGTTTCTGCATATATATCCTCCTGGTCGTGTTTATTGACCTGCCGCCGCAGGTAAATGGATTAAGCCAGTTAGACCACTGGCAAGGTAATGGGAAAGATAGGAATTGAACCTATAATGTTTACCACGAGGGAACGGTTTTACAGACCGCCGCAACACTGCCAATAGTTGCCACTTTCCCAGAAGACACCTTTTCGGGACTATTTGGATTAAATTCCAGTCCACAGGATAAGGATAAACCTATAATCGGAATGGCAGGAATTGAACCTGCGGCACATAGCTTATAAGGCTACTGCTCTACCACTGAGCTACATTCCATTAACCCGGATTCCCGGGTTAGCAAGGTATTTATCGTGTTATGCCTGCCACTATCCGACTTCCACGGAGATGTTGTTTTATTCATGAGGAGGTGTTACCAGTCAGTCAAACTGACTAATGAATATGCCGGAAATTGCATCCGCTTTTCAACCTCCAGATTCCGCTCGAATCTGTTTCTCTTAAGGACATATTCACAAAGAAAGGAGGACATGAAACGAAAAAGAAAGCAAAAACTTCTAATCAGCAAGCCCTACAAGGTTCACCATGCCTTGCAAGATTATAGTATCACATTTTTTTTAAAAAGTTGTCCCCACATTTGCAAGAGTCAAAGCATACTTCTCAGTTTTTCAACGTATCTTTTAACAAGATCACGCTCTTCCCGGCACTCTGCATCCTTGGACATATCGCTCATTTCTGTAGTAAGTTCGTCAAGATGTTCTTCCAGAGCGGCAAGCATCTTCCTCTTGCAGTCCTCAGACTTTCCAGAACGATAATTCTGTTTCTGTGTCATATAGTCACTGTAAGTGTCTCGTCCATCAGATCGGCTATAATTTCCTCTTCCGGTTCCGTAGTCGCGACTTTCATCACCGTAAGAGGTGCCACGATCATAATCTGGGTACATCATTCTTCCATCGCTGCGGCTGTATCTCCCCATGCCGCCACGTTTTCTTCCGCGCTCACTGTAATCGTCATTGTATCCGCTACGCATTTCATCAAGGACGGCGTTGTAATACTCCACCTTTTTGTCCCAGTACTGCGTATTTTTTATATCTTTGTACATATCAATCAACTTGTATGTCATTTCCAAGTTTCCAGTGGTCAGCCCACTATCAGCAATTTTGGAAAGTTCATCTTCGATTCTTGCGCATAAGTCTTTAATATCTCTCATAACTGCACCTCCTACGCTTCTCTAGTCACGACAATATTTGCGTTCGCAACAGAAATAGCCTGATCGCTTGTGTTCTCTACTGCGATATTAACGCAACATCCGCGTGGTACATCAATATAGATACCTGCGGACACATTGTTGTATTGATCTACTGCCGCCGGTGTAGAAATCATCTGAGAAGAAAGAACCGGCTCACCAGAAATTGCAATAGCCAGAGAAATAGCTCCGACAGTACCGCCTGTTGGAATTGCGATATTGCCAGAAAAATCAACGAAGAATCTCGCTTTGCACTGATTAGTCAGTCCTCTCAGCGTAATAATTCCGCTTCCCTCTCTGTGCTGAATACAGTTAGAACCTTTAACTGCTGTGTTTGAAAATACTACGTTTCCATTTACTGCTACAGTCTGAGCAGCTACATTTGTAAATTCTGCCATAAAAATACTCCTTTCATATCACAAAAGGGCAGGTTTTTGGCCTGCCCCTATGTGTAATACGGCATAAGCCGACATCCGAATTTAATCGAAAGATACTCTCGGTATGAAGTTATCAGCAATTGCATCCGGTGTTACATCCGCATCCGTAATATGTGTTCGGGTTCGGTACCTGGTAAGCCGGAATCGGTGCCGGATTAATCGCATTAATAAGCTGCTGTGTCTGAGATGCCATTGCAGTTGTAAGAAGTGCGCTCTGGCGATCCTGAGAAGCGGCGCGTCTGAGATCATTATTTTCAGCCTGTAAGTTGGAAATCTTCTCGTTGCACAGGTAATCAAGGATTGCCCTTGTTCCGGCATTCTGGCTGTCTATAATGTCTCTTGTGTTGCTGTTCATAGTGTTCTGCAATGCACAGGTATTTTGTGCCATATTGTAGTTTACACCCTGGATTGCTTCCCTTGTTTCACAGCAGCAGTTCGCAAGCTGTGCCTGTAAAGCATTTGTGTTCTGCATATTCGCTACAGTATCAGCATTGACCGCCTGCTGGATTCCGAAGCCTGTCTGCATGATGTTTGTGTTGATTCCGTTAAATCCGGTAAGCATACCGTTATTCATGGCATAGAAGCCATCACAGAGGCCACTGCTGATTCCGTCAAGTTTGCTGATTACTGCGGAATTATCAAATCCTCTCTGAATATCCGCCTGAGTAGCTGCTGTGGCTGCATATCCGCCGCCGTTTCCATTATTGCCCCAGCCGTTGTTTCCCCATCCGCAAAATGCAAAAATGAATAAAACAATAATCCACCAGCTACCATCTCCGCCAAACATGCCGTCATTATTTCTACCATTTCCAGTAGCAGCGGCAATATCTGCTAAGCTATAATTTCCATCCATAATATAATCTCCTTTTTGTGTATTTACATCAATCTGGCCAGATTGTAATGTACTATTTCATTCCTTTCAGCATGTGCTGGAATTGCCCTGCCATCTGCTGAACCTGATTAAGTTGCTGCTGGGAAATCCGTCCAGACTGTAACATCTTCTCAACCTCTGCTTTCGGGTCCCCCTTAAAATTATGCCTAAACTCCATAAACTGCTGCACCATCTGCATTGGTCCGTTTCCCTGCGGCATCCCGCCGCCAAGTACATTAAATAATGGATTACTCATCTGCATTTCCTCCCTTGATTGCTGATTCCTGTGCGGTATTAGCCCTAACAGGTTCAGAAAATGAATTTAATCGACTTGCTATAGCCTCACATTTGGCTTTTAAATCGTCATATTCCTGTCTGGTGACATATTTATTATCCATGTTCTGGGCAGGCTGTTTAGGTGGCATCTGAGTGCCTACCTCGTGATACTCAAACGTCCGTAATGGCTGCGGCATACCAGAAACGTCTGTGGATTTTATGTAGAACTTTTCGCTCTCACTGTCCATCAGTAAAACGCTTGTCCCGGGTGCTACCAGATAGGATTTTGCGCCGACTTCGCCGGATACCCACAGGATACCGCTATTATTCTGTTGTGGTTGCTGTACTGGTTGAGCTGGCATCTGTACAGGCTGCTGCTGAAATTGATTCATCTGTCCCGGAACGCCAAAACTATATTGATAAGGATTGTTATATAATGCCATCTTATACACCGCCTTTCTGATTATATTTTTACATAAAAAAAGAACCGGAAACAGGTCGTTTCTGGCTCTAATTAGTGTCTAAAAAGTATCAACACACTTTAATTATTTTATTGTTTACTCTCCGGCTTAATCGTTTCGCCGTGGATATACTCACGCTCATCTGTTCAGCGCAGTATTCAAGAGTGTATTCCTTACATCTCAACCGGAACAATCTTTCTTCATCCGGTGTAAAATTACACTCTACTAAGAATCTGTCTATATCTTTCTTTGTGAACACATATAATTTCATGAGCATACCCCTTATTAATGCTAACGTTGATTCTGCGCAAGATAATTTGTAAGCTTCTGTTTTGTTTTTTTTAATTCTTCTACATTATTCCCACTAATCTGACTATCCAGCATGGTTGATAACACTTCCAGAATTAATGAATCTCGTTCTGCGATTCTCCGAAGACTTTCATAATCTCGTCTATCATGTTCTTCCAGTGTCTCTACTCGCTTATTAAGTCGGAATGCCGGGGTAATCCATTTAAAGATTACGGCTGCCGCACCTCCGACAATAGACACCCCTCCGCAGATAGAAAGAAAAATCTGTACAAATTCTGATATGCTCATTTAGCTACTCCTTTTTCCCAGTAATATACCGGGACTTCATTACCGCTATCCCATGTATCATAATATTTGCCGTCTTGTACCGTCACCACATGGCCATCTATGCAAAGAATGTATGTACCAGTAGGATGATCTGCGCAGAAATCATTGACTGTATAAATATACCTCTCTGACTGTTCCACAAGCTTTCTGTGATATCCATGCCTTGCCAAATATGATCCCCATACATAATTAGCGCTTGGCATATCTGATAGTGAGCAAGCATATACCATTAATCCTGTAAATACCGTTTCCCAATCCAGTTCTAATGCCTTGCATATCGCCCGGACAGCACAGTCACCTACACGATTCCCGGCTGGATTCGGATTAAAATATACCCATCTTTCCATATCTACCTCACTTCGCTC